ACAGCCACATGACCTTCGGCCCGAACTCCACTTGGGGCAGCTCACTGCGCGTGGGAGGCAATGGCCGCACGGCGACCGGGACAGAAATGGCGTCCGTCGTCACTACGGATGGAAACCTTCACCTTGACCCCGCCGCCTCCGCCAATGCCACCTATTTGAATTATTACGCCGGGACTAACGGCGTCACCTTTGGAAATGGTGCGAGTTCTATTGTTGCCGTCATGGGGCCTGATGGAGACTTGTGGAAGGGCGGAGCGGACAACACTGGCACACAGTATGTCCAGAACACTGGCACTTGGGGCATTTCCATCACGGGAGATGCAGGCTCAGTAGATGGGCTTTCGCCGCCGCAGTTCTACAACAATATGGGGCAAAACCACAACACCCAGACAGACTTTAACGCAGTTTCTGATTTTGGTGCCAGATACCTCCAAGGTGGCACAAATGGTCCGACCGTGGACACATCGGATCAATTCTATGGCTTCACTATGGGCCTTGGGAACGATTACCCACTGTCCCAGTACGGCTCTCAGTTCTACTGGCCCCGCGCCGCGCAAGACGCAAACACCTACATTTATGTGCGTGATCGGGAGGGTGGCTCTTGGGGGTCGTGGAGAAAGACACGAGCAGGTTATGCCGACAGCGCAGGCTCCGTTGCTTGGGGTAACGTCTCCAGCAAGCCCTCCAACATCATGTACTATCAAGGCTTCACCCTTGACGCGAACACTATGGATAGCAACTCCACGGGGTTCACGTACTCGGTCAATGCCCCGTATACCGGCCCTGTCGCTCGGTTCAGCACTGGTGGAGGCTATGACCTGTGGCTCAATGCCACGTACAACGGCGGCAATGATCTGGCGTTCAGGACTCGGAACGGAGACACCAACACGCTAAATCCTTGGAGGGCCGTCGTCCATAGCGGCAACCTCACCACCTACACCGCCGCCCGGAACGGCAGCGGGTACCTCATCCCTGACAACTGGATACAGTTCAACGGGAGTTACGGCATCTACTCCACCACCAATAACGCACATATTTTCCCCAACAACGGGACGTATGGCTCTTGGAAGGTCATCGGCACCCGCAACGGCTGGGCTGGCTTGGAGTTTGAGGACTCAAGCACCAGTCTCATGCAGGCTACGGACGGAAACCTCTCCGGCTTCCATAGGAACGGCTATGGATGGCAGTTCTACTGGCAGGGCGGAACCCTCTACTGCTTCAAGAACACCTACGGCGGCGGTACTCAGGCCACCGTTCTGGACAGTAGCAACTACACCTCCTACGCCCCCTCCCTGACTGGCTCTGGTGCCTCGGGTAACTGGGGCATCAATATCACGGGCAACGCCGCGACCGCGACGACGGCTGACCAGATTGATGGGTTTGGCTTTAGAAACACCGGCTCCAATTCCGCTGTCAACGCAGACACCTTGGACAGCAACGGCATCACCTACTACACGGCTGGTGTCCCGAACTTCACTGGCAACGCCACCGACGGTGCTCTGTACTCTCAGGCGTATAGCTCTTCTTGGCAGCATCAGATTGCCGCTGACTACAGGTCCGGCCAGATTGCTCTTCGTGGCAAGAACAACGGGACTTGGCAGTCTTGGCGTACCGTTCTGGACAGCGGCAACTACGGCTCCTATGCCCTCCCCCTGACTGGCGGCACAGTGAATGGTCAGTCGTACTTCACCTCGAGTCAAGACACCGGGGCGTCGGTAGGCAACGCATCTCTACAAGCCTACTCCACTGGCGGCAATGGTGCTGTCATGTCGTTCCATCGCGGCGGGTCCTACGCCGTCAACATGGGCCTAGACAGCGACAACGTGTTCCGCATTGGGGGGTGGTCGGCTCCAGCAAACCGCCTCCAGATGGACATGTCGGGCAACCTGACTATGGCTGGTTCAGTAACCGCCACGGCTTTTGCTGGCAGCGGTGCCAGCCTAACGAGCCTTCCCGCTCCGACATCCGCACAGGTTGGTTCGGCCACGGCTGACTTGGCCGCTGGTGCGGTTGGCAGCTACGCGTTCCTTGTTTTAGCCCTGGACACAGACACTGACTATGCCGCTGGAAACACTTTTGCAGGGTCAAACCTTCGTTATGCTGGTGCCAGCGCAACTACCTCGGGCTCATCCCCGGTTGTACCTTCAAGTGGAACCCCGTCCGGGACGTGGAGAAACATGGGTTACTTGCAAAACATCTCCAGTGGCGGAGGCGCAGGTTCGCAAAGACAAGGTTCTACCGTCTTCTTGAGGATTTCCTAACGTGAACTACCGCAACGCAAAGCGCCTCGCAAACGGCTGGATCGACTGCGAAATCGAGCATGAAATCTTTGGCTGGATACCCTTCACCTGTAACCCAAACGACACCGGGGCGCAGATCGACGTAGTTACGCTTCACGCTCAAATGGACGCAGACCCTGAGACCGCAGCCTACGTTCCTCCGACGCAGGCAGAGCTTGACGCCGCAGCCGCAGAAGCTGTCCGCGCAGAACGTGATTACAAGCTGGCATATGAGGTTGACCCCGTTGTCAGCAACCCGCTCCGCTGGGCCGATCTAACTGCCGAAAAGCAGGCCGAGTGGGCAGCCTACCGCCGCGCACTTCTCGACATCACGGCGCAGTCCGGCTTCCCGCACAGCGTGGTCTGGCCAACAAAGCCGGAGTGACCATGACCACACCCCGTGGTATAGTGCCGTAAGCCCGAGAGAGGAGGGACATCATGTTTGGCTTTAGTCCCTTCTCCGCGGCCCCGTTCTCGGACCTCGGCGAAGCTGCTGATGTCATTGTAAGTGTCCTCGGTGTCTCCGCGGGCACCGCTGTTGGGGGCGTCAGTGCTCCTGCCGCGGCCATCCTCACGGGCGTCTCCGCCTCCGCTGACCTTGGCTCCGTCGTCGTTACAGGCACCGCTCTCGTTTTCGTCTCTGGGGTCTCCGCATCCGCAGGTGTTGGCTCCGTCACGGTCCAAGCCAATGCCGATGTGGATGTCTCTGGCGTCGAGGCCGCAGTCTTTGTCGGTGATGTCGTGGTCACGGGCGGCGCTACGATCCTCCCTGATGGCGTCTCCGCAACTGCGTCCTTGGGAACCGTTGCTGTGTCCGCCGCGGCCAACGTCTTCCCTGACGGTGTTTCGGCAACCAATCAGGTTGGCACGGCTACTGCTACTGGCACTGCTCTCGTGCTGCCTACGGGCGTGGAAGGCTCTGGGCAGGTCGGCACACTCACCGCTACGGGTACTGCCCTCGTGCTCCCGACTGATGTTTCGGCGTCCGGGCAGGTTGGCAGCGTAGCTATCGCCGCGGGCGCGGACGTGCAGGTCACAGGGGTTTCCGCCACCGCGCAGCTCGGGACCGCTGTTGCTACGGGCTCTGCCCTAGTCCTTCCAACGGGCGTATCTGCTTCTGCTGCTGTCGGCAACGTCACCATTGAGGCTGGCGCTGATGTCCCGGTTGTTGGTGTCTCTGCTTCTGGCGCTGTCGGCTCCGTCACTGTCACTGGCTCCGCAGTCGTCATTCCGCTTGGCGTCAGCGCCACAGGGCGCGTCGGTCAGGTCATTGTCTGGGGACAGATCGTTCCAAACCCGGGCACGTCTTGGGACCCACTCAATCCGGTACCGCCCACATCTTGGGCGGCGATATCTCCATCCCCCGGTTCGGCGTGGACGGAGGTCGATCCAGATGCTATAAATCCATGGACAGAGGTGGAGCCTGTACCGGCGACCATCTGGACAACCATCGCGGCGTGAGGATGACCTATGCCTAGTACATATACTAATAACCTTGGGGTCGAACTCCCGGCGGATGGTGAGCAGGACGGCATCTGGGGTGATGTTGTCAACGACAACATGAACATCCTTGACCGCGCCATTAACGGCTCTCTCAGTCTACCCCTGAGCGGCACGACATCAACGCTGACCACCTCTGACGGCACCTTGTCCGACGGGCAATACAAGGCCCTAATCCTCGGCGGTACCCCGAGTGGTACGCACACGATCACCATAGCGCCCAATGACGCCCAGAAGATTTATTTTGTCTACAACCTGTCCGGTCAGTCGGTGGTGTTCACCCAAGGATCGGGCACAAGCGTCACTATCGCAAATGGCGACACTGCGATTATTTACTCTGACGGTGGCGGCGGCGCTGCCGGGGTCGTCAACCTGACCGACAACTTTGCCATGAACTCGGTGAAGATCACGGGCGGTACGATCACAGGGATCACAGACCTCGCCCTCGCTGACGGGGGCACCGGGGCTTCTACGGCAGCTGACGCACGTACCAACCTCGGCCTCGGGACCATGGCCACTCAGGCTGCGTCCTCTGTTTCTATAACTGGCGGGTCTATCACAGGCGTCACTGACATCGCTATCGCAGACGGCGGCACGGGGGCCTCAAACGCGGCTACGGCTAGGACCAACCTTGGGCTGGCAATCGGCACCGACGTGCAGGCTTACGACGCTGAGCTCACCGCCATAGCCTCCCTTGCCGTGACCGACAGCAACTTCATTGTTGGAAACGGAACGACTTGGGTCGCAGAGAGCGGCGCGACGGCCCGCACGTCGCTTGGCCTCGGCACGATGGCAACCCAGAACGCCTCCGCGGTAGCAATCACTGGAGGATCGGTTACTGGAATCACTGACATCGCTGTTGCCGATGGCGGGACGGGTGCGTCTGACGCTTCTGGGGCCAGAACAAATCTCGGTCTCGGCACTATGGCAACACAAGCGGCGAGTGGGGTGTCCATCACTGGCGGCTCGATCACTGGCATCACTGATCTTGCTGTGGCTGACGGGGGCACTGGTGCCTCGACGGCATCTGATGCTCGCACGAACCTTGGCCTCGGGACCATGGCCACGCAGAACTCCTCAGCAGTTGCGATTACTGGTGGGTCCGTTTCCGGCATCACTGATCTGGCTATTGCCGACGGCGGCACAGGGTCTTCGACGGCAGACGGTGCTCTGGTTAATCTCGGTCTCACGGTCAACCTCAAGAACTTTGCAGCCGCGTTCAACCTGCCAGTCACAGACGGTACCAACGGTCAGTATATGACCACCAACGGTGCCGGTGCCCTTACGTTTACCACCGCGAGCTCAACGACCGCGCAGGCTGACACCGTAAAGGTCACGACCTCGTCCGCGGCGAGCGCCTTCAAGGTTCCGTTTGGCGACACCACGGCCTCAACGACCGGGTATTACGGGCTGCTGCAGGACTCCACTGGCACGTTCACCTACAACCCGTCTACGAACACCCTTACCGTGGGGACCGTCGTTGCGGACCTGACTGGCACCGCGACCAATGCAACCCTCGCCGCCACTGCCTCTACCGCGACCACGCTGACGGGACTGACATCCACTGTGGCGGAGCTCAACTACACGGATGGCGTGACGTCGGCTATCCAGACGCAGCTGAATGGCAAGCAGCCGCTTGATGCAGACCTCACCGCAATTGCGGCCCTCACGCCCACGGGCGGTGCCTTTATCGTGGGCAATGGATCGACGTGGGTGGGTCAGACAGACTCCACGGCCCGGTCTTCGTTGGGTCTCGGCACCATTGCCACCCAGAACTCCGCTTCGGTTTCTATTACCGGAGGCTCTATCTCCGGCATCACGGACTTGGCGGTGGCTGATGGAGGCACTGGCGCTTCTGATGCTGCAGGGGCCAGAACTAATCTGGGGGCGCAGGCCGCTATCACTGGCGCAGCCTCCACAATCACGAGCTCCGACCTCACTGCGTCCAGAGCCCTTGCCTCGGATGGCTCCGGCAAGGTTGCTGCAAGCTCCGTTACCTCCACTGAGCTAGGGTATGTCTCAGGCGTCACTTCTGCCATCCAGACGCAGCTAAGCGCCAGATACACGAGCGCAAATCTATCATCTCAGGCTCAGGCTGAGGCTGGAACCGATAACACGACCCTGATGACTCCGCTGCGAACCTTCGAAGCTATCAAAGCTTTGACTGTAGACGTTCAGGAGTTTACGACTGCTGGCGGCCCATTTACATGGAACAAGCCCACGGATGCGATCTATTCGGAGATCACGGTCGTCGGCGGCGGTCAGGGAGGACGGCCCGGAACACCATTCGTAATGTGCGGCACCCCTAGAGCATCTGGCAGCGGTGGAAGTGCCGGTGGCGCTGCTATTCTTTCAAAGATTGCGTCTGCCCTCGGGGCTACCGAGACCGTCACTATTGGGGCGGCGGGCGCAGCAAACGGAGGTTCTGGTGGAACCTCGTCCTTTGGCGCTCACGCATCTGCTACTGGTGGCGGCGCAACAGGTGGCACTGGGTCTGGCACTGGCGCTCAAGTAATTACTGGAAGCTTGGGAGGAGGCGGCAACGGAGCAGCAAACGCTGCTTACAACATCGCAGAAACCCTTGGTGGATCATCAATAGCGGGACCGGGCGGGATTGCCTCAACCAATGGAACCCGTGGCGGGGGCGGTGGCGGTGGAGATGGCTTGGCAACCTCCGGCACTGGTGGCGCTGGTTACGTCCGCATCGTGACCTATTGTGCGTAAGGGAGACAACCAATGATCGCACTTATTGACCCTCGCTTTGACCGCGTTTGCGAAGTCGCGCAGGCAGAGTTCCCTGTGGCGGAGCCGTTGTTCTGGACGCCGTGCCAAGACGACTGCATCCCCGATTTCGACTACTGGAACCCGGAGACGCAGAGCATCGTTTACCCGCCGCGACCTGAGCCAGAGCCCGCGGTAGACCTCATCGGGACGACTGTGGAGGAGTTCTGATGCAGATCATGAGCCTCAAGCTCCCCGGCCCCTACGCCACATTCTACACCTCAGACCATGCTGCGGACGAGGTAAAAGAACACACGCACGAATACGCCCACTCCTGCACAGTTGTGCGGGGGTCTGTGCTTGCGATCTGCGAGGGCAAGGAAAAGACGCTAGCTGTCGGGCAGTCTGTAATCTTCCCCAAGGGAAAGGCGCACTCCATCCGCCCGCTCTCGGTAGATACGATCTTCGTCAACGCTTGCGCGGAAGTCTTGCCGAGCGAAGAGCCTATGTTCAGGGCGCTCTAACCGTGGACTACACCGCCCTCACAGAAGCGTACTTCCCGCTCAGGAGCCTCAAGCTGTCCCCTGAGATCAAGGTCATGTCGCTTGTGAAGTCGGTTGACTACCCGGTCCAAATCACCAACGACAACGCACCATACGCCTTGCCGTACTGGCACTCTCAGGCGCTGGCACGGTTCATCTTGGACAACTCCGCGCTGTTCTCCGGGCGCACTGCGCTTGACATCGGATGTGGCTGCGGCGCTGCCGCCATTGCCGCCGCGATGGTGGGGGCAAAGGCCATCGCTCTGGACCCTGACCTGCGGTGCCTCGACTTCACGGAGCGCAATGCAAGGGCGAACGGCGTTGAGGTCAAGCTAGTGTGGGGGACCCACAAGTCAGCGCCAGATGCTGATGTAATTCTGGCCGGAGGCGTGTTCCATGAGGTACATGGGATTCAGATCGCTATGATGGCGAAGGCCAAGCCGAGCCTGATCGCCCTGACGCACCATAATCTGTGGAGCATGGACGGATTTACAGAGGTGGCGGTGCACGATACGCCCCCGACATCCATCCATGTTTTCAAGTCAGACCTTCTTATGACTGGAGTTTCCCGATGACCCCTGAAATGCTCTGGAACTTCGTCCTTAGCGGCGCACTCGGTCTCATCGGCTGGGTGCTGAAAAATCACGTCGAGGAAGTGAAGCGGCTGCAAATCCTGCTGAACCGCACCCGCGAGGAAGTAGCTCGTGACTACGTTACGCGGGCCGACATGCACACCGACATGAACCGGGTCATCTCTCGGCTGGACAACCTCGACAAGAAGATCGACGAACTGATGCGGAGCCTTAGCAGATGAGACTGATCCTTGTCCTCTTGGTCGCCGGATGCGGCCCTGTTACTGTATCGTCCGTGGCCTACACGACGGCCTGCCCGAAAGGTGACCGCCAGTGCGAAATCCGCCAGAACGCAGAGACTCTGTACTACATGGCGCACGGAGACGCGGCCAACGAGCTGCTATGCTCTGGCGATACTCGGGACGTTATGGGTGCGCTCTGCTCTGTCTACTGACGACAGTAGCCACCGCCCAAGTCACGGGCGACCTAAACACGAACTCCGGCAATACCAACTCCACCATTGACAGCAACAACGTTTCCACCAGCGAGACGCGGAATTACAATGGTGCTGGCTCGTCTCCGTTCTCAACGCCCGTGCCGACAGCGGCAGCGCCGACAGTCATGGGCGGCGGTGGCAACGATAGCTGCCTCATCCCCAAGCAACAGGCGTTTCAGGTCAGCATCTTTGGCCGTGCCGAAGGCAGCATGGAGCAAGATGAGGAATGCAACCGCCGCAAGGACGCCCGCCTGCTCGGTACACCGCAGGAGGCCGGAGGTCTTGGCCTGCAGGTCAGTGGTATCTCGGTCATGTGCGACAACGCAAACGTCTATAAAGCCATGGCCCTAGCCTCGACGCCATGCCCGATCTACAGCATCGAAACGGGCAAGCTGCTGGTGGGCCGCGAGGGCTATCTGGCTATGCGTGACAACCCGCATACCTATGTGGTAGGATACGCCCAAGATCGGTCCTTCTGGGACACCTTCCTTCGCATTGGAGAGGAACTGCCCGATGTCCTACCTGAAACAAGCAGCGGCCCTACTCTGTCTGAGCGTTTCCGCCGCTCACGCCGATCCGACGATGACGGACCTACAGGGGTCGGCCCAGACAATCCTTAACCAGTTGTCAGCGGCTCAGAGCCTGACAGCTGGTGCGGTCTACAGTGCTGAGCAAGGCGACATCCTCGCTCCCGGCATCATGCAGACGGCGACCGTCACCGAGCAGATGCGCCTTGATTACAACGCCGATGTGCAGGGGGTGATCGACGCGACGTACTACAACGCCGAACTTCTGTTTCAGGATAACTACGTCGCAACGATGGCAAATCTCGATACGGCTGTCGATAACCTCGTTGCCGCGACTGCGGTTCTGATGGAGGTGCAGGCCGTCGCCAACATGGCCGCCAACGCCGACACCGTGCAGGAACAGATGGCCGTGCAGGCCGTGCTGACCAACAACGACATGACCATCAGCGCCGCCGACGTGAGCAACTACAACAACGCTCTCGGCGCTGTGCAGTCTTACGCCCGCGATGCTGGTGCCTTCTTGGCCGCATCTCGCAACACGACGATGACCGGGACAGTTGACGCCTACGCGGCCAACAGCGGCACGAGCCTGTACGGCGCGACGGTGGCATACTCGGCCACGGCTGACATCATGAACATCTCTGCGGCCAACGTCTTCGGCATCGGCCTGCAAGGGCTGCTTGGTGCTGACACTGTGACGCTGGCCGACGTGTACGCTGCGGGCTACGGTTCGTGAGCGAGGAGGCTGAAACCACTGGCCTGCGGATCGCGGGCTTTGACGTAAAGGGCTGGTGGTTCGCCGCCGCCCTGCCCGTCCTGTCGGGTATCAGCGGCACGATTTACTATGGCTACGATGTGGTCAATCGGTTCTGGGGCGTGGAGGAAAGCGTTGCCGAAGTTTTGGACGTGGTCAGCCGGGTGCAAACCCTTGAGCAAGCGATCCAAGACAACGATGTGCGCGGCCTTGCACCGAAGCTGTCGGCAATCAGCAC